TGTGATCTAATTTTTCTTTTCATTGTAAGTAATAGTAATTTTTTTTGTACAGTTTCCTGCTTGATCCCAAACAGTAGAGTATTCAACTTCTCCATTCAACAATTTACAAATTCCCTCAACTTGGAAATGAGCAAGAAGTTTTCTTTCATCTTCAGACATATTCATAAAATCAAACTTTTACTAGGTGTTTGAATGGTTGAGAACATATTTGTATATCCTTCGACTGTAGCATCTTGAGGTTCAGCCATGTATACAACATAGTTCCTAGGAATTTCTATTTGTCCACCCTTTTCTTTTAGAAGAGGAGACCAAGGAACAAATCCCATTTGACCCTGACCCGTAGAAACAGCAACAATAGGATTAACAAAAACGATACTGTTTTCATTTTCTTCAACTACATCCGCAACAACATCCTCTCCAGACCACATACGAATTAGTTTAACATTCATTGTTTAGTACTCCATACATTAAATTCATTATCGCATACTGGAGGTCTAATTGTAAACCCCCACTTGTTAACTTTATATTATTCAATACCTTTAGGGAAAGATTCTATCTCAGTCAACTCATAGTCCCAGTCTTCCATAACTGTATTAGCAAGGAATCTATCAGAAAGCATTTCAAGTTCCCTCTCAGCATACTCTCTAGTCTCTGCTTCTAACCAAATATCAACTACCTTACCCAGTCTGAGTTTCTTGACTTTTAACTCAGACAGTCTCTTACAGGCATCTCTCACAGCATTACCAGGAGAGTCATCAACTTGTGATCTTAAACGAATGAATACCAGTGCTTTAAACTTCATTATTATAATATGCAATAGTTGCGTGAAACTTATCTATGGGATCAATTGTTTCTCCCAATGAACTTCGTATTCTTTCTTTGACTTCTTCACTACTAATCTCTTTCAAGATTTGTCTCAACTCAACATCATCAAACTTGATGTAATAGTTATCATAATGTTTCATCTACTTTCATACTCCTTAATCAATCGTTCAATTTGTTTCTTGTCTGTACCACAAGGAGCATTCCTTAAACAGATAAGAGTGGCATCAGTATCTGAGATTGAAGGTTTGATAGTAAACCCCCACCTATCAACTTCACCATCAATAGGTGCTTCACAAGGGTTAAATTCATGTGACATTAAACTGACTCAATATAATGTGTATAAGGTTTTTGATCTGCCATTTTACCATTCTCATAGGTAGAAGAGTAACCATAATCTTTATGATCCTTGTAACCAATTTGTGCTCCCTTCGTTCTTTGCAGTGCTGGCATAAATGCAATAAAGAAGAATACACCTGGTGCTCCAATAATTAATGCAGCGCCAAATGCATATCCTGCTAAAAATTCAACAATCGTGTGATTAGCAGCCCATGAAAACTCGGTTTGTGTTAAAAGTTCAAACATCAGAATCCTCCTCCTCTAGTTTTTTTCTTTGGTTTGGGTAGTAACTCTTTTAATTGTTTCTCTGTATATTGATCACACAATTCTAGCATTTTATCTAAGGCATATTGAAATTGAGAACCCTTACTCATTCTACTAAGTAAATGATTTGCCACATCATATCTTAGTTCTTCAAGTTCATTTTTATTCACTTGAATTCACACTCCTTTTAGATAATTAATTGATCTTTCAATTCTGGAAATGTCATCCTGAAATAGACCCAATCCCCTATTACACTGATGACATATATGTCCTCTAAATTTATTAGTTGAATGGTCATGATCAACAACCCAAATACTTGCATTACCACCAGTTCCTTGCAATTGAGTTTCATCTCTTAAACATATTGGACAAATATGGTCTTTGTTTGGATAACCATACTTTTCTTTTAATAGTTTTCTTTGTTTTGATAAAACTCTTGCACATTTTTTACATTCTGGTCTTAGATATCTTCCTCCATTAGCGGGAGAAAAGGCAGAAGACGGTAAATGTTTTTTACATTTACTGCAAGTTTTCATTTGAATTCACACTCCACCATAAGTTCAGTAAGACATGCAAGCATGTTTATTTCCTGATCCGCCACGAACGCCACTTGATACTGATACTTAGCAATGACAAGCACAGCAGCAGGAATAGACCCTGGAACAAGGGATTCATATAGAGAGTCATAAATCCTACGGAGCAAAACACTAGAATCATTATCCAGGTTACTGACAACCCACTTACGAACTTCTTTAAAGTTTTTTTGTTTAAGGTTTTTGATAAGTTCATTTACTTTTACATCACTAAAACTTGCAAGTATACCACTATCAATTTTACCCGAAGATGAATATTTTTGCAACTCATTTAAAACCCGACGCCAATCAGGAAAATGCTTGTTTATAATTTGGACAAGAACTTTTGAATCATATTCAATATTCTCTTTATCAAGGATAGTCTTAATACGGTTGAAGAATACTGAGGCGAGTTTTGGTCTGTCTCTTTTAGTGGTGGAAAAGTCAATACACGCGCACCGGGAGTGGAGTGGTTCGACCAAACGATTTTTGAAGTTGCAGGTGAAGATGAATCTGCAGTTGCTACTAAACTCCTCAATAAACGCCCGTAGGAGGAGTTGTACGTCGTTTGTTGTGTTATCTGCTTCGTCAATGATGATGACTTTGTGTTTAGCAGTTGCTGTAAGCGAAACGGTCGAAGCGAAATTTTTTGCATTGTTTCTGACCGTATCCAAGAATCGCCCCTCATCGGATCCATTGATGACATAATAGTCTACCCCCAGTTCTTTACACAGTGCCTTTGCAACAGTGGTTTTGCCACATCCTGCAGGTCCCGCAAGAAGAAGATTCGGAACCTCACCATTATCTAGGAAGTCTTGGAAGGTCTTCTTAATATTGTCAGGAAGTATACACTGTTCAATTGTCTGAGGTCGATATTTTTCAACCCAAAGAAATTCATCACGATTCATTAGTTTTCCTCAGTTCAAAAGACCCGTCTTCACGGTCAATCCATTCTATCATATCTCCTACCACCCATCCAGTAGATTCCAATATATCTTCAGGGATGGTAAGGAATCCATCATCATCTACTTTCATACTCCAGGTCGTTTTCATAATCAAAATAGTAAATGTTTAATCATATACAGATTTTCTTTTTTTAATATATTTCAATTCTTTCCACTGATAATTATGACAAACTAAAAGGATATGATTTTTTTGATGACGTGTTCCACCATTTTTTACATCTACTTTATTACTAGTTCCTATTTCAATTGTAATATACAATTCATCAAAAAAGTAAACCCAACCTTCATGATTTTTCCACTGAACATAATCATTTACTTTAGGAATATATGACATCATTCATACCCAATTTGGTTTACGGGATTCGTCACGAAGATAATTAGATGCAACCCAAGGTTTGCTGCTAATGTACATTTTGTAAGCAGTAAAAGTATCAATGCTTGTGTCAAATTTAAACTCATCGGGCATTGCACGGGCAAAGTTATCAGCAAGAGTGTGGCAGGTTATTGCTTTATCAGCATTTTTATGGAAAATTTTCTTTGCTTCAAACAAAGTTTGAGCACAGGAATGAATCTTACCATATCTATGATGATACTCAGAAGAAAGAGCACATCCATGTTGAATCAACCATGCAAGATTATAGTAATTATCTGCTGCCCAAATAGTGCAGGGATGATTCCTAAAAGCACCCTTTTTAGTGCTATATGGATCACCATCTTTTTTATGAATCTTACCCCAATTTAGATACCACTTAGAGTAAATGATAGAAATCATTTGGCAGCACTCTAGAGGCATTTTCACAATATGCTTATCGGGGAGAACCTCAGCAGATTGCTTGGGGTCGTATGAAGTCACAAAGATGTTCATGAGGTTTACTTGTTGAAAGTAGAGTCAGGTTCAAGAGCAATATAATAAGTAACTTGATTATCTTTATTGACAAACCTAGCAAGAAGTTTAGAAGAAATTACAATTTCATACTTTCCTGGAATAATTTTAATATTCTCTACTTTAAAGTTGAAAGTAAATTCGTTACCTGTTTCACCAACAATTTCACAGTAATTATCGGAAGTATCATTTTTCTTATCTCTAAGGACAAGTTTAACAACACCCGCTTCTCCAACTACAGATAAATCATAAAGTTGATAAATTGAAGACGCCTTAATCAATTTTGTCAATTGACTATAGTTGATTTCAAAACAAACATCTTCAGATGGAAGAGTTAGTTTCTTTTCTGGAGGAGTAATAATTACATTCTCATCTGCAAAGAAGTACTTAGATCTAGACTTACCTTCTTTAATTACAACATAACTTTCATTAGTAAAATCTAACTCTGGATTTTCATGAAGACCAAGACCATTTAAGAATCGATTCAAATCATAAATTCCAAAGTCTCTAGGAAAGTCTTCTTCAACAGTTGCTTCTGCAAGAATATTCCTCATTACAGACATGGTGCGAATACTGCTTCCCTTTTTAATCAAAATTGATTGATTGATACCAGAGAAGTTTTTTAGAATGTTTAGCGTTTTATCAGAAAGTTTCATAGGGGGATGCATTTTCATTACAGAGGCCAGAGAAATGGTAGAGAAGAATGCAATAGTGAATTGCTTTCAGAAGATCTCGCTGGTTTTTACCATTTTTTTTACCGAAGCGAGAGAGATACTTGATAGCATTGGATCGACAGAAAGGTTCTGCATCACCGATACCTTCAATTAGATCAAGTGTCTGAGTTTTTGAATTGGGAGAAGCATAGTGAGAGTTGTATGTCCCACTAAGATAGTCCCGAATCTCTTTGAGAATAACATCCTCATGATACTTCCAAAACCCATTAGTGTTAGTAGGAGGTTCAGGAAGATCAGGAACATTAAACGAAATAGTATCGTCAACAGAGGATCCAGAAATCCCCTTTGGGGGAATATCTGGAGATGATTCATAATCAAAATTCATAGTGTATGAAGAAGAAATCATTGTACAATTATTATATCAGAAAGTCATATGAGAGTCAATACAGATCGTGTTCTTTATGCTCGATATTCTCTTCAGAAGGCATCTGAAAATCTGCGTCAATCTTGTCATAAAGTTCCATGAAAGATTGCTTTGTTTCATCATCAAAGCGATTTACACAAACTTCAATCGATTTTGCTTTGTTGTCAAAGATGCTGTAAGCGCGAATGATGTGAACCAGACGACGAGTAGAGATAATCTCATCTACACCACCATCATAGAATGTTTTGCGGATAATGTCACCCCAATCAACTAAACGCTTACAAAAATCACGATCATCTACACCAAGATCTAATGCGATACCTTCTAGAATCTTTTGTTCAACTGAAGGAGTTGGATAAGACTGCTCAAAGGTTACGGGGAAACGCTCTAGGAATGCCTCATTAAGAACGTTAGTGCCGATAAAACGACCATCATCAGAACCCTTACCCTTGGTGTTTGCTGTTGCGAATACGTTAAATCCTTTAGATGGTTTGATGAACTTACCAATCTTCTTCAAGAACACCCCTTTACCTTCAAGGATGGACTGGAGACAGAGGACTTTGTTACTAGCAAGGTCAATTTCATCGAGTAGCAAGATTGCTCCTCGTTGGAGTGCTTCAATGACAGGTCCGTTATGCCAGACAGTTGCCCCATCCACAAGGCGAAACCCACCAATAAGATCGTCTTCATCGGTTTCAATAGTAATGTTTACACGAATTAATTCTCTACCCAGTTGAGCACACGCTTGTTCAACAGAGAAAGTTTTGCCGTTACCGGACAATCCCGTAATGAACGTTGGATAGAATAGACGGGACTTAATAATTTTTTTAACATCAGTAAAGTTGCCAAACTGGACGAAGGTATCATCTTTTTCAGGAATTAGGTTTTGTTCGATAGCGGGTAATGCGGAGGGTGCCTGATAAGTACGTTCAATTTCCCCAACTTTTTGTTGAGTTACTTCTAGATTCCATTGCGCTCTACCAGTCTTATAGTCAGACAACTTATTAGTCACAGTCTGATAGTTGTTTCCATTCATAGCACACCATGCACGAACATCTGAAGAAGTAATCAGATTGCCATAGAGAGATTGGAGAGAAGTGCGAATGTAATCGGAAGAAATGGTCATTACAATGTTTGTGTTCGACAGATTAATTATAAGGGCATGTAGAAGTCTTTGCCGTCCTCTGAGGACAGATTATCGATTGTCACACCGTTATGTTTTTTTCTACAAGCATCCCTCGCATATGCTCTAGCGAGGGATGTTATCTCCGAACATGTTCTATCTTTTTTGCCACAGTAAGGGCAAGTTGATAGAGTATCACTCATCGGACTCTACAGAAACCTTAGGTTCTACAGAGGGTTTTGAGTTTAGTTTAGTTTGTGGTTCAACTTTTTTTACAACATCCTTTTTAGGTTCCTTTGGTGCAGGAGTTGGAGTTGAACCAATGAGATCGGAAAATCTGCTCATTTTTTTATTAGAATTATTTTATATATTTATTACACAACTAATTCAATAAATTCACTCAATAGTTTTTTATTCATTTTTTTATTGCCTAGAGATTTTACAAATGCACTTTTAATCTGAGATTTAGTTGCATCCACTTTAACATTAAACTCAGTATCTTGAGATAGAGAAGTCGAGGCAATTCCAAAATACTTTTCATATCCCATATTTTTAATAGATACCATTTTACTCTTTTTCCATTGCTGGATTTTTTCTACAGTATCAGAATCATTAGAACAATAGGAACGAATAAAGTTTCCAGATTCTCTTGGTTCCAAAATTCTAATTCCAATAAAATTCACATTAGCAAATTCAGTTTTGAGATTTTTTAATAGAATATTTGTAAACTTATTATATTCCCAAGGAATAGCATAAGTTTCTCCCGTTTTTCTATTGCGAAGATAATCTTTATTTGGAGTCAGTCCAACTGCACCAATATAATCAGATTCCTTTTCCCAATACCTCTTCACAACTTTATGCCTTGGTAAATGATTCGCCTCACCATCAGTCAAAATAATGCAATTTACTTTTTCAAGTCCATACTGTTTTTTAAAGTTTGGAATAATTTTATGAAGACAAATAATTGATTCATTCAATGGTGTTCCTGACAAACTAAGTTGTGAAGGAGCACTATAGTCACAATAATGCCGAATAGAATAAACACATCTCCAAATATTTAACATCTGCACATGTAAATCTTTAGTAGAAGTATCTGAGGTAAAGAGATTCATCATAGAAAATGATTTATCTACGCAAAACAATCCTTCTCTCTTAATATAATGTTCTGTAGGATTTACGGGTGCAAAATTATCTCCCTGATAAACATTCTTTCTAAACTCATTAGTAAATGCATACACCTTGAATGGAATATTTACTTTCCTACAAAACCAAATTAAATTATAAAGTTGCTTGATAGTATCAAGGATAGTATTACACATGGATCCAGACCAATCAAGAATAAAAATTAGTCCGTGATTTTTTCCATCTGCAATAGTAGTTACTTTTTTAAACAGATCTTCATTATACTTATAGGTATGAAGTTTAGTGCAATCTAAAACTCCAGTCCTAGACACATTTGCTCTAGCATAATTAGATGCTGCTTTTTTACATTCAAATTCTTTAACAAGATAATTTACTTCTTTCTGAGCATCTTTTTTAAACTTTGTAAATTTAGAATCACAATATAAAAAGACTTCTGGCCAATGCTCGTAAGTTTTGAAATGACTAGTGATTACCTCATGAACTTCTTCATTTGAATTAACAATTGTATTTAAATCTAGGTCTGGAATTTCAATATACTCATTACTAAGTCGATCAGAATCAATGAGATCCTTCAGTTTACTTGAAAGACTATTATCAGTTTCAACTGTAATTTCATCATTAGAATCACTTTCTAACTCAAAATTATTATCTTCAAAAGAAGTATCATCACCAACATCACTTTCTTCGTTAGCATCGTCGCTGGAATTATCTTGCTGCTCTTTCTGCAAATCATCGGAATCTTCACTTCCTGAATTGCTTGAATTTGATTGTTGATTTGGATGATTATCAGTTTTAGTTTCTTCTTCTTTTTTCTTTTTACAATATTGATACAGAATTTCTGCTGCCAATAATACATCAGCAAAAGTTTCCGTATTAGCAATCATTTTTACAATATCACTTTCTTCAGAATTTTGAAAATTAATATCAACAAAACTACCAATCTTGAAGTAAAGATTTACTCTATCAGCAAGATTCATTTTGTTAATATCAGTACCTTCTAATTGAAAAAAGTCTTGATCAGAAAGTTCTTTATACCCACCAGAAAATGTTTTGAAAAGTCCTGCATACTTACGCTTCATAAGTTTCTCAATGCGAGCATCTTCCACTACATTGACAAACTGACGAGGAATTTTTCCTTCAAAACTCCAATCGTTAGGAGTGTATAGTGCATGTCCAACTTCATGACCAACAAGCATGTCATATACAATGTTGCTTGCTTTATCCCACATGGGTAATGTCAGAACGCGAGTCTCAACGTTGAACATTGCAGTTTCAACATTTTTATTTTCAATCACCAAATCTTCAGTCGCAAGAAGTTTTGCAAGTTGACCTTTGATTTCAAAATTGATGGACATGGGATTTCGTATCGATGTCTATACTATAAGACCCCTTCCGTTGGGAAGAGGTCTGAATGTGACTCTTTTTAAAGTGGCGCAATGCCTCTTTCCTCGCTCTCATTGCTTGAGGTTTGAGTTTTCTTTTTTGTTCTTTTTTTGAATGATGCTGCCAATTTGGCGTGGTCATTGTAGTTGTCCCGTAGTTTTCAGGTATTGTAGCGTTTCTTTCATGGATCCGATGTGCCTATAACCAATGCTTATCTGAGGGTAGGTTGCCTCTGATCCAAATTCTGCATGAAACTCCTTATCGTTAAAATGATCTCCAAGCAAAACTTCATATACATCAATTCCAATATTTTCTAGAAGAGATTTTATTCTCTCACATTCTTGACTTCCTTTCGAATAAATTGTTGCTTGATTACCAATATCAGTCATTACCAACGTTCCTCATGTGTTCGTATTTTACCTTCAACCTCATCAATATGAGCATGGTCAATATTTATATGCGCTCCTTTTTCTAGAGCATCTGCAATTCTTTCAAGAGCACTAGCAATGCGTAGTACAGTGTCTTTATTGTCAATCACGTTGCCTCCAATCATCAGGTTTGTCTCTCATGAACCAATCTTTAATATCATCAGCACCATCAAATCCGGTTCTATGATTGGATGGATCAGGATCTCCCAAACCCATTCTATTCATAAAATCATCTATACTGCCCTCCTCAATATCTTGAGCAGCTTGTCTTCGTGCTTTTTGTAACCAGTCTCTAGCAGTAGTATGTCTCTTGGCAAGTTTATCTGCCCAAATCATATCTTCTAATTGGACTTCTTCTTTATTTGCAATTTTTTTACAAATAAACTCCAAGCGAAGTCTGTATTGAGTAGATAGCATGTCAGTCTCTGGAATCTAATTTAAGTTCTAAGTCTTCGAGTCGATGATACTCAGCATGTGCTCGTTCTTGACGAGAACAAACAATACTGAGAATATCTTTCATAATGATATCATTTTCAACGTAATCGTCAAGGTACGTATCTATTGCTTCTTTCAAATATCTGTATCTATGCCACTCAGGACTATATGGTTTGTATTGCATAATAAAAAAATAATTTTATACTATATTTAGACCTTGTAAGAAAAGTTTTTACGCTTCTCAAACTTGACCACATTTTCAAACTTATCTTTAAGTGAATCCTTGTGAGAAATCACAAAAACATTTGCATCACTAATAACATATCTAATAATTTTCATAAACTCATCGGCACCAAATCCATCTAAAGAAGAATCAAATGTTTCATCAAAAATAATTAAATTACAATTCAATGAATTTTTAACTCTTGCAACTTCTCGCCAAGCAAATAACAACGATAAATTAATTCTGGATTTTTCACCTTCACTAAACGAAGAATAAGTGAAGTCTTCATGGATTGGTGATTGTACCGTCTCGTTAAATTCTTCGTCTAATGTGAAATTAATATAGAAATCCATCATTTGAAGATATCGATTCACTTGCTGATTAATCAGTGGGAGATACTTTTTAATAATTTGAGTTTTAACCCCACCATCTTTCAAAAGTGACTGACAAAAATTGTAATATTGGATTAACTCTTTATTAGAAATAATTTCTTTTTTTAGAGTTTTTAGATTTTTATTAAACTCTTCTAGTTTCTCATGTTCAGAATTTCTACTCTCAAGTTGATCGGCAATAGTTTGAATTTCTTGTTGTAGATTTTTGCATTGAGTTTGTATGCTAGAAATCCAATTGTTGTTTTGAGAAATTTCATGTGTTAGAGAAACGACCTCCCCAGATAAGTTAGTGAACTGTTTAGATTTATTATCTTCTTCTACTATTTTAGTCTGAAGTTCTTCAAGACCATTTTCAAATTCAGTAATAGAAGATTTTAAATCATCAATTTTATTTAACCTAAAAGATTCTTCTATATTTTGAGTGCATGTAGGGCAAACCGAATTCTCTGAAAAAAATCTTTCCTCTTTCTGAAATGTATCTCTCCTTTGACTAATTTTTGCCTTTAAATTTGTAAACTTTATCAGAGTCTTTCCGGATGACTCAAACTTTTTCATTGTATCATTTAAAGATTCAATGTTTTTATTAATATTCAAGTTCTTTTGAATAAGTTCTGTTGCTTCTTTTGCAAGGGATTTAATTCTATTCTGTTTCATTTGAATAGTATCTTTGCCTTGACTTTCAAGTTTATCAATAAATTGCAACTGCATATTATACTTATCACTCAAAGAATCTTCCTTAAGTTGAAGGACATTCAATTCATCTCTAATCTTTTTTACATTATCTTTAATAATAGTTGACATTGAAGAGAAGATTTTGATGTCAAGTAAATCTTCAATAACTTCTCTTCTACTAGCAGCAGTTAACTGCATGAAAGGAACAAAGTTACTACTACCAAGAACAACTAACTGAGTGAATGATTTATAATTCATTTTTAAAATACTTTGCTCAAGTATTTTTTGTTGATCAGCTGCTGATGATTGTTGGTCAACTAATTTTCCATTTTTATGAATCTCAAAGATGTTAGGTTTCATTCCACGAACAATCTTCCAATTAACATTACCAATAGAAAAAATAAGTTCAACTATACATCCTTTCTCATTTGTAGAGTTTAATAATTGAGGTTTATTGATTCCTCTAAAGGATTTACCAAAGAGAGCATAGGTAAGAGCATCTAGCATTGTACTCTTACCAGATCCGTTATTACCAACTACTAGGGTTGTTGGGTCTTCATTAAGTTTAATCTCAATAAAGTAATCTCCACAACTAAGGAAATTTTTATATTTAATCGTCTGAAAAATAATCATCTTCAAATGGCGGAATTACAATATCATTCTTAGTAAATACGATGTATTCATATCCATGCAGTTCACATGCATAAATTACTGCTTCATCTTCTACCTCATACACCTCCATGGTAGGGTACTTATCACTCTCGTTTAAAAGCATAGCATACCTTTCTGCATCGTCATTCTCTTTAAAGATGCAGAGTACACTTTCTCCATCTTCATTCCTTAAAGAGAACGCTCCATCATCTTTATTTCCTGCCATGGTTATAATATACATTATATCATTTCGCAAGCTTCTTTGTAAACTTCTTCAAAAATTTTATTAATTTTTGACTTTTCTAAATCCGTTGTGGATTCTTGGATATATTTATTTACAATAGAAATTGTATGCTCAGACTCAAGTTCTTCAAAAATTGGTGGTGCTTCTGTATTAAAGTTTTCAACAACTTTTACTTCAGCAGCATCTGCTCTATATAAAGCATTAATGAAGTCATCAAACTCAGCAACATTAGTTTTTTGTTTGACAATTACTTTAACAATTTTATTTTTATACTCATCAAAATCAACCTCAATTCCATCATGATATTCAATCTGATAAAACATTCTATATGGATTATTGATTGGATCTAGAAAAAGATTTTTAGTATCAAAGAAATGAAAACCTCTTTCATCATTTAGATCATTCCAATACATTTCATAAGGATTACCTAGATAAAATATTTTTCCATTATTAGATCTGGTGTGATAATGTCCAGAAAAAACAATATCAAATTTTTTAAATATGTTTTTATCCCAACCATCTTCCATTACATGACCTTTATATGCTTGGAATCCAGATATCTCTAAATGACCCATAGCAACACTTGCTTTTGTTTTCTTAATTGCCATCAAAGTATCATACTCATTCTCTTGGTTAATCCAAGGAATGAAAAGAATAGGTAGACCTCCAACAATAAGTTCTGTTGGTTCTGAGATGACCTTAACATTATCATACTCTCTCAACAATAGATCTACTGCATTTACAGAATTAGTATTCTTATAGTATGCAGTATGATTTCCAACTATTGTATATACAGTACAACCTAGATCTTGCAATCTATCATAGTAATTTTTCTTAGCCCAATCTAAAGCAGCAAAGTCAATATTCTTACGATGGTCAAATGTATCTCCAAGATCAATAATAGTTTTAATTTTATTATCTTCTATATTCTTAAAGAAAATTTCATAGAACTGTAAAAAATAATTATGAAATAAATCAGAATTTTTTCTACATCCAAAATGTTGATCTGTAATAATTGCTGTTAGCATTAACCTCTAAGTTTGGAGTACACGTTATCTTTGATAGAATTATAGTCGCTATAGTTGTTTCCGTCAATCATCGAGTCATCAACAAACACCTCATCAAATCCAGTCTTTTCTAAGATCTTATTTTTGATGTCTAACTGACGTTTCTCTCTTTGAATACGACGAAGAAATGCATAATAGATAATCTGAGTAAAATACGCAAAAGGATTTTGAGATTTTTCTGGATTAAAATTATGAATATACTGAACGCAGTTTTCAATACCATCAGAGATCATATCATCTTTAAAAATGTAATTTACAAAATTAGGTTTGAAAGATAAATGATTTGCAATCTTTAAGAAGCATTCTCCTAGATAATTTGTAATTCTAGGTTTTGGTAGTCCGTTTTTTTCAGCGTCTTCTACACTGTTTTTATACTCGATAATAGCATCAAGAAAATCTTTATTATTGACGTAGTGTACGGACTGTTGTCTTTTTTTCATGATCTCATTTTTTGTTTACTTTATAGGTGCTCATATTATAGCACTCCTTACTCTCAATAACAACTTGACAAGGTATAGGACGTAGTATTATAATTGCTTTGTGAGCGTTCATAAGACAGCTTTAGTTACTTAGAGATTTTTATATATCTTCTCTAAGATTTTTTTAGCCTCATTAACATCAGAGAGATAACCCATCTTTCTAGTCATGTTTGGTTTCTTTGTTTCAAACACTGTATCGTTCTGTTTTTTAATAAATGTTTGATGCATCATTATCATTTCTACATCTCTAGATTCTGATATTGTAATTACATCAGTTAAATTAATAACAAACATATCTTCTTTAGTTGTTTTTAACCATGGTTCTACTTTATACCCAACTTTATTTCCAGTCCTAGAATTTAAATTAGTAATTACAATTGGATTTGTTATTAACAATTTTAAATTATCAGACTCATCAGTTGGTATTACCTTGGCAAAAATTTCTTCACCTGTTTTTAATTTTAGTGTTGCATAAAAATCGTCTTCCATCATAGCTTTAAGTTGATTGTTATAATGTCATAATTAAACTTTTCTTCGTTATAGATTTTAATTCTTTCTATTAAATGATTCAAAGTATAATTTTTTCTACCGTTGATTGTACAATCATCAGAAATATCATATAATTTTGCTTTTGTTTTAGTAGTGCCTTTTCTTAATACTCTTCCGATTGATTGTAGATTTCTAATTCTAGATTTACTTGGAGATGCAAAAACTACATTATGTAAATTTTTGATATTAATTCCTGTAGAAAAAACTCCATAGGATGCTACGATAATTGCGTTATTTTCTTTCTCAGTAATTTCCCTTACCAATTCTCTTTCAGAAGTGTCCACCCCACCATGGACAAAGAAAATTTTTCTATCATCATTAACATGACTATTTATTAGTTCATACAAAGGTTTTCCATGAGTTTCAACTCTTGAAAAAAGAATTAAAGTATTTCCTTTGAGTTCTAAAGATAAATTTTTGATAAAGTTATTTCTTTTATCATTAGTAATTAAAAATTGAATTTCATCTTCATAGGTATTAAAAATCATTGGTCTATGCTTTAGAAGTAGACACTGAATATCTAACTTTGAAAGGTGTCCTTTCTCCATTAGTTCTGCAGTTTTAGTAACTCTATAAGATGGACCAAAAAGACCCTCTAAAACCCACTTATGTGTTTGAGATCCATCTAAAGTTCCAGTAAACCCAAACCTATACTTAGTATGATGTAGTTTAGTCATGATAGAAACTAATGACTTACTCTTAAACTGATGTGCTTCATCACCAATTACAACAGTATAACTTTCAAAGAAAGATTTTGGTAGTTTGTAAATACTTTGCCATGTGGTTACTGTTACTGGAAGATTAGTATGCTTCTCTCTACCAGAATAAATTTTATGACAATTAGAATCTGAGTCCCAACCATAATCTGCAAAGTCTTTTACCATCTGTTCGACAAGACTTGTAGTTGGAACAATTAGTAATATTTTCTCACCTTTAGACACATAGTATCTAACAAGAGAATAAATCATTAAACTCTTTCCAGATGCCGTTGGACTTATCAATAACTTTCTATTATATCTTAATGCCGTGTATATTCCTTCTAACTGATAAGGTCTAGGTTTAAATCTTGAAATAGAGTTTACATAATCTTTGACGCCTTCTTCTGAAATATTATCATTGACTTCAAATGGTAATCCATAATAAGGATTACTCTTGAACTCATAAGTATAGTTATGAAGTTTAATCTTTTCAATTACTTTATCTAGGAGACCCACATATATTTCTCCCGTGTGAGTACTCAGTAGTCTAATTTTTCCATCCCAATATTTACTTCTCATTTGAGGCATGAACTTTGCACCCTCAACATCAAAAGTAAAATATTCTTGGAGTTCATACAAGATATGAGGATCACATTCTAATTTAATGTAAACCTCATTTTTCTTGGATATTACTACATCAGACATACATGAACAAAATACTTATTAGTATTTATTTACCCCATACCAGATTGGAATTTCATATACTCTATTGCATTTTTAATTTGAAATGTTCTATTATGAATTGATTTAATAATATCTTCCAAATATTTAATCATAACATCATAATATTGTACCTTTAACCCTGCATTAGATAATTTTTCATCAGCATCCAAATACTTTTGCATGGTTTCTTTATCTCTTATTTTTTTACCAAAAGGTTCTTCAACATAAACCTCTGGATCTGCTTTTCCTGTAAAATATTCATATCTACTGTGCCGTATATTCTTTTTGTGTTGATCTGCTCTTGCTCTTAATAAAAGAATATTATTATATACTTCAAAATATTTCGCATGTAATATTGGAATATTTAAAGATTCTTGATGTAAATTATCTGGATCAATTTGGGAATCTTTTTCCCACATATTTTGTAATTTTTCAAGGTCAATCATCATGAGACATTTAATGGGTGTAGAGGTTTATCGTTTCTATCTAGTATATTATACATCATATATTTAAATTTGACTTCCGCTCTAACATACTGAACATCATCTGGAGTTGAATCAAATTGAATATCAGTTAGTGAATATGGAAATAATCCTTTAAAATTAACTTTAAAATTATTTGCCTCACTATTCGTTAAAACAAATAAAGTTGCATCCGAGTATATATTCATCTCACTTCTAAAAATATCTGGATACAATTCTGCATACTCTGTTTTCTTTTGTAAATTATAAATTTCATTTAAAGATTCTGGAAATCCAAGACCTCTTATCCAATTTTGAATCTCCATATAATTTTCAAGATTTTCATCGATCATAAATCTAAGAACCAAATCTTGAAATTGAATCATATCTCCAGGAACTGGAATTTTTCTTAGATAGTTTGGTTGTTCTACTACACCCAACTCTATTCCTGGAATGACTGCAGAATTAGCAAAAAATGCAACTTTAGGTGCTCTAGTTAGTACAAATTTATATCCAAGAGGTGATAGAAAATTTCTATTTTGTATTTGTTTTCTAAACTGTGAATTCATCCTATTAGTATTTGCCATGCTTGTCGTTTAAATTTATTTATCTAATGACCATAAAAAAAAGAGACCCCGAAGGGTCTCTTGATAAAATATGTGAATCTGAATCACATGAGGTTTTGAACTTTGACTCTTCTGTAGTAACGGTTTGCGTTAACAGTAAGTGCGCCGAGACCTTGATTGGTGCCTTCAGCGAAGGGGTTAGCAACAAGACCGTAACGAGTCTTAAAGCCAATCTTGGGCTGGAAGGTGTTCTCTCCAACGGCACGAACCATCTGGAGGGGAACATATGGGCAGTAGAAGAGACCTGCGTCATAAGGTGAAGAACCCTTATAACCAACAACGTAGTACTGGTTAGCAGCAACGTTTGCAGCATAAGGATCGATGTAGACGCGGAACTTACCGAGTAGTACACCAGCGAAGGTGTTACCAGTGTCATCTACGTTGAGGTTTGCATTTAGTGCAGGGGTGTAATCGAGTACACCAGCCATGCTTAGTGCGGAAGCAACGTCTGCGGAGCAGAGAATTACGTTGCCCTTCCCTCTACGAGTTCTTTGTGCGATTGCGTTTGCATCGCGCTCGATTTGGAAGAGTAGACCCTTGAACTTCTCAACAGACCAACGACCGTTGCTGTCAACGTCGAGGTCGAATGCACCTGCAGTAGCAACGTTTGCGGTTGCGCCTTGCTCAGCAGTCTTGTAGATGGTTCTGATGACTTCACGGTTGATCTCAGCAAGAATCTCAGAAGAGAGAATGTTTGCTAGTTCCGCTTCAGCATTCAGACCATGGATTGCCTTGAGGTCTTGTGCGAGTTCTAGGGAGTACTCAGCTTTGAGTGCTCTTGACTTTGCTTCGACGAGGACTTTCTCGATTGAGAATGCCATCTCGTTGAACTGATTACCAGCTGCATCGCCTAATGCTTCAGCAGAGGTGGTCTTCATTCCTTGACCAGTGTTATATGCGCTTTGATCGCCACTGGTTGGGTTAAGGATGCTGGGGTTGTCTCCTGCTTGTGCAGTAGTACCCATACCAACTGCGGTTCCAGTGAAGTCGCTTAGAGTGCGACCATCATTCTGACCGGAGAATGCGGAATCAACTTCGTCGTAGAAAGTCTCAGTTCCGTCATTAGAACCTTGACGGGAACGCATTGCGAAGATGAGTCCAGTAGGACCAGACATTGGTTGAACGCCTGCAAGATCGTATGCGATCAAGTTAGGCATTGCACGTCTGATTAGAGAGATCAGAACGGGGTCGAAACCTGCAACAGGTCCACCAGCATCAGCGCCTGCGCTGAAACCTGCAGAACCGTTACCGGTTGCAGTGTTCATGGTGGGGGAAGCTTCGTTTAGCATTCCGCCTTGGGAGAATGCGTTTTGCTCTCTTAGGAATTTTTCTTGGTTTTCGAGCAGGACAGCGGTTACGGCTTTACGATGGGAATCTTTGATTTCCTCGCATCCTTCAGCATTTAGAAGGGGTGCCCACTTTTCCTGCAGATGTTCAGATTGGAACATTTGCTATTACCTCTTTAAAAGATTTAGTGGTTTGTTTGAATTAATATTAAATTCATTTTTTGACAACAGATGAAAGAGTTCTCAGATAAGAAGCCATTGAATCTGTGTAAGGCTCAGGAGTTATTTCTGCTCCTTCTGATAGTGTTTCGGTAGTTGCCTGTTGAGTTACCTTAGTAGCAAAATATGCTTCTTTTAAGGTTTCCAACTTTTCACGATAAGATGTCTCACTTTCAAACTCAACACTTTCGGAAAGTGAAGCGAGCTTTTCCTTCTGAGTGGCAGCGAGGCCTCCAGAAATCTCATCGAAAATTCTATCTGCAACCGACTCGGAGAGACGCTTGTTTAGAGTAATATTCTTATCGATTTGCTCGTTGAGTTTTGTCTCCATATCATCAAGTTTTTCTACCATGCTCTCAAGCACATCATATTTATCTTCAGGGATTGATACATAATGTTCTTCAAAAAGATTCTTGAGACCAGACATAAAGGAATTATTTAATTCTTCCTTCAGTCCTCTCTCAACGGATAGTCTGTTCTCAGACATCCACTCACTTGATACATACTCAAGATAAGAATCAACACGCTCAGTTAGAGCAGTCTTAATTTCTTCTACTTCTTCTACTAGTTTTGCTTCGTATTGAACTTCAAGAGATTCTTGAATCTCTGATACTTTAGAACGGAGCGCAGATTCAAAGATAGTTCTTGCTTTCTCTTGGAATTCCTCAGAAAGTTCTTCACCTTGTAGAAGAGCATTTACATCTTCTTCTACGTTGTACTCTTCTGCGGACTCCTCTTCCTCAGCAACAACTTCCTCTTCTACAGTTTCTTCTTCTGCAACTACTTCTTCTTCAGTAGTCTCTTCTTCGGAAACAACTTCCTCTTCGGTAGTTTCTTCTTCAGAAACTACTTCGTCAGATTCAGCTTCGATTTCTTCTTTCTTGACTGATGCCATTGCCTCGGCGGGTTTTGCACCCTTCTTGACAACATCAGCAACAGTTTTTAAAGAAGGCTCCTTTAATTTTGCAGAATCATCATCTACTTTGTAATTATCGGGAGTAGGACCACCTAGATCTTCATAATTTCCTGTTTGACCAGGAGTTACGCTATCTACTGAGTCCATAGATTCTCCAGATTTAGCACCAGAATTTACTGCAGTTTGGGATTGCTTAGTGCCTGCTTCCATTTCCTGTAAGTCTTTACCACTAGACATTTGAACGCTCCGTTTACCTTAGGTTAATTTGTATATATTTATTTATAATTTAATAAATTACAGTGAATTTAAAAAGTCATTAAATAAACTTAACTTATGTTCTTCAAGTTGTTTTTGTTGAACAAGAGTATTTATTTGTCTTTTTGCATTCTCTGCATATCTTTCTCTGAGAATTCCACCATCCCAGATCCACTCTTTTCCTTCCATAATTCCCTGTACAAATGCATCAGGTGCAGAAGGATCTGCTACAATATCTGCAGCAGTTGCTAACATAAAATCTTCACCTACCTCTTTATAACCACCCTTAGTTTCTCTTAAGGATCCAATTCCTCTAGAAGAAACTCCAAGAGTTACACCATCTTTTAATAGAGATTCAGCAATCTTACCCATAGGAGTTGACAAAATTTGTGCCTTTCCTATAAAGTTATTACCATCTCTATAAAGTTCAGTTATTTTATGAGAAACTCTATCTAAATTTACAGTTGGTCCATCAGGATGACCTAATTCTCCAAGAGCACGACCTTTTTGAACGTAATCTTTACTATACCTTTCAACCTCTTTTTCCATAATACCCATTGGGTACATACGTCCATTTCGGTTTACTTTTTCTGCTTGTAGAAAAGGGCCTTTGATGTAAAGACTTTTCTTACCGTTTTTACTTTCGGTAAGAACCTCTACCTTTTCAATCTCTTCTCTGATTAGTTTCATGGGTTTTTATGCACTTATTGGATTGTTATTTTCATCATGTCTTTGGTATGTACCAACACTCACTGGATTATTATTCTTATCATGTCTCTGATAAGTAGACGGAGTTCTTGTTCCAGTTCCAGCAGGACTGTTATAAGTACGCGCTACATAATCAGCATTAAAATCTTCATACGTTACTGTACTCCATCCTTCAGTTCCTGAAAACTGATTGACAGTATTTTTTCCAGGTTGAGATGGTACAGGGTTGTTATTTTCGTCGTGACGAATATAAGCCATTATGAATATAGTAAAATATAAATTATTTATAATTTTACTTAACTATCCTCTTCCTCTTCTTCTGGTGCTTTAAATGCAGAATCATAGGTTTCTGGTCGAATTGCTTCGATTTTTTCTACACTTTTTGTATAAAGCATATCCTTTAGTTTGTCACTAATCTCAGAAGGAGATCCCTCTGAAGCAATCAAATCCATTAGTTCTTCCATGAAAATAAAAATAATTTCTTTTATTTATACTTCTGTTGAATCTCCATCCTGATCTTCAATATCAGTGGGGACTTTTCCAGAATCACCATCAATATTACTAGCAATAGATGGTTCCATTGGTTGTCCAGTTTCTGGATCGATAGGAGCATTGGGATCAGTTATAATTCCCATTTCAATTTCTTTTGCAATCTTTTGATCTTCTTCAATAATTTCTTGATCAGTTTGACGAAGAATCTTAGATCTTACATAGTTCTGAGAATAATATTTACCAACATAAGTTTCTGCAGTTGCTGCAAGATTTAGTCTTTCAGTTAGAAGTTCTGCTTCTTTAAGTTCTGAGAAATGATTATCATATAAGAAGTCATATTGAATTTGTTCTGAAATTAATTTCCAATCCTCAACAGTAATAATATTTTTTAATATTAATTGTGTTTTTAGAATATCATTAAATAAATTTGAAAATCTTTTTCTCAAACGACCTACAAACTTAGTGAATTTCAGTTCATCTCTTAAGATCTCAGAAGATCTCCCCAAGTTAAACCCACCTTCTCCATCCATTCTTGAGGGTGGAACATTAAGGGATCTGTATAGTTTCTTTTTAAAATACTCAATATCAGTGATTTCACCCAGGTTTTGTCCTCCTGGGAGAGTTGAGATTTCTGTTCCCCTTCCACCTTCACGTCTGGGGAGCCAGAAGTCTTCGAGCATTGACATAAATTTTTTGTCATCTCTAATTTCTCCTGTATTTGAATCATAAACAGTTTTATTGCGATAACGCATCATAACATCACGTAGGTATTGTTCAGCCTTTACCTTGGGCAGATTACCAACATCAATGTAAAAAATTCTACGTTCTGGTGCTCTTGATAGTCTATAGATTACAAGACTATCCTCAATCATACGAAGTTGGTTGAGAGACTTTATCGCTTTATTTAAGTAAGATAATACTATATTTTTATTTCTATCTACAAGTCCAGAGTTACAATACGCAATAGAATCTCTGGACATTTTTACTCCTCCAGGACTAGTGCTATTCCCACCTAAAGGAGTTGTAAATGATTTTGGATTATATAAAAAATACTCTTGAATTTCTGGAAATTCTGTTACTACGTCTTGATTATTATTTCTAGCAACGGTTATATTATTTTTATCATCTTTTGATTTTTGCCTAACATACCTCATCTTTAGAGGATCAATATATCTTAATTCCTTGATACCCTCTTGAGGATTTTTTGTATCAATCATTTTATGGTAATATAATCTACCATCAATATACCAATTTCTATAAATTTCATGACACTTCTTGTCAAAATCAAGAAGTCTTAAAATATTTCTAAACTCTTCTCTAATTTTTTCTTTAATACCATCACTAGCGTTTAAATTTGATAATTCTATTTCTATAGGACTATCATTGCTATCTGAAACAATTGCTTCATTTACAATATCTTCAATCGCACTATCAACTTCGGGGTGAAGTGACATTTCTCTATATCTTTTAATTAAGTCAAATTCTGTTTTATATACTCCTTCAATATCTACATATGAACCAAAAAAACCACTAGTTAAATAGTGATCAACCCCGTCCTCATTATTTTGAGGAACGGGGGAAACCACATCTTTAGATTTTTTAGTATTATCCTCAATAGAAAAACCAAATAATCTTGCCATGAATAAATTGACCTATTTTAGTAATACTATTTATTATCGAATAATACTTTGAGTTTGATCTTGAGCATCATTGTCTGCTCCTGCTTGCCAGTATTGAACCTGGAATTCTACAGTGTACTCTTCAATTGCATCAGGGGTATCATAGGATAAATCAATCTGAGCAACGTTAGTTGGGAAGATGTCAAAGAACTGATAAGTTCTTAGTGGTCTTACACCATTTTCAGTTCCCTCTACATTATTATTTGTTGTAGAGAATCTTCCTTTACCAGCGCCTTTGCCCAGTTGATAAACAAATGCATCGGACATATAGGAAGTAGGATTAGTTGCACCAGAAGCATTATCTAGTTTACTAATTCCGTTCATCCATTGCTCCATTGCAGTTCTAATAGCAAAGTCTTCATCATTAATGATTGTAACAGTCCAAGTATCGAAAGTTCTGTCTCCAGCAACTTTCAAAGTTCTACCTCTAAATGGAACTTCAATTGGAGCAATATTGGATGCTGGTAAAGCAGCCGCTTTGCATAAGAAATTGAAGTTAGTTTGAGATGTTGTATCCCAAGTAGTTTGAGCTGCTACTGGTAAGTTTGGAATTGCTACTTCAAATAAATTGGGTCTTGCACCTCCACCTTGGAGTGCAGACTTAAAATCTGAGATCGTTCTATGGATTGCCATTTTTAATTTCCTCCGTTTTTGTTAGTAATAATGAATCAGGCTCTACCTACAACTTCACTGAAGGAAACTCCAGTGCGAGTGGCAACAAATGTTAGTGTAATATAATTAATAGACTTGGTTGGTTTGACATAAATGTCTGCTCTAAACTCATTATTATCAACAATGTCAGGAGTATTATTTGTAGCATCGCAAACAACTAGATAATCAAAAACTCCTCTCTTCGCTTGAATATCTCTCATGTAAGGATCAATGATGTTAACGAAGTTTGCTCTTGTGAGTTCATCATTCAATTCGAAGAGTTGATCTTTGGCAGCAGCTTGAACTGCTTGTTCAATTGTTAGGAACAATCTTCTAACGTTAATTCTATCAAATGCAGATGCATAAGCAGATGCAGTTTTATCACCAAATAGAACTGTTCCAGAACCACTTTGAGTTATAACAGGATTAATTCTATTAGAATAGAGTCTATCTCTTTGTGCTTTGGTGGGATTATATGCAAGTTTAACTGCATTATTAATAGCACCTCTTTGAGTTCCAGCGGGTGAGAACCAAGGATATGAATTAATCGAAGTTCTAACCATCAATCCAGCAATGTCCGCATTAGTGGGTAAGTAATAGAAGTTTGAAGTAAATCTATCATATGTATACTTATATCCACTATCAAATACAGCATAAGTTGAGGATGCTAAAGCGGAGAAGAATCCCAATACATTTTCGGTTTGAGTTTCCGAATTTGAAATATTAACAACATCAGTAGTATCGGGTGAAACTACCGCCATACAATCTTTTCTTGCTTCTGCTAAACTAATAAGATAATTTGCCTTGACCTGAGTATCTATTTTACTACCCTCAGATGGTCCCATGATTAGGTAATCAACATCTTCATCATCTGGATTGGAAAATAGTGAGTATCCATTAATGATGCTACTAACATCAACATTAAATCCATTTGCAACACTATAGTTATTTCCACCGCCTAAGTCATATGAGACGGATCCAACACACTTAAAGGATAAATCTTGAACGGGTTGGTTCCAACCACTCTTCTTAACACCAAATGCGTTTGCTTCAAAATCAATACCGACAGGTCTTACATTTCTATGGACATCTTCAGTTAGAGAGAAATCTTCTCCACCATAAACGTACTGAGAATACTTTGCAAGGTAATCTCTCCACCATAGTTTCAATGGAGCATTTTGTGTTGAAGAAGTATCAGTTGCTTTGGACATGAACAAATGCTTCTCAAGAAGATTTGCCTTGATTCCACTAATAGTTCCTAGATCATCAAATACTGCAACATGCAGTGCATCACCTCTTGATCCTCTTTGATTTGCAAAGTCGGTTGAAACTGGTTTTGGTGCAATTGAAGTCCAGAGAAGATCTCCAGTAGAAAGACTAATCTTTTGTCTGGAATACCAATCATCAGCATTAGTAATTGTTGCTGCACTTTGAACAGATCCAGAAGCATTTAAGAACTCGATAGCTCCGCCATCAGTAAATGATCTTGCGGTATCATTTTCTGAATATTCTACTTTGGTTTCTGTACCTCCAGTGTATGACTTTCTAGTAATGGTAAGTGTTGATCCTGCGGGAACAGTATCACTAACTCCAGAGGATAAGGTTATGCTAGTAGAACCAATAGAAGCAATTGCTAAATCCGTATCACCAGATGCTGCAATTGTAATTTTATTCAGAGATGTACTTAGTGTTGTAGGAATGCTATCTAGATACAAGATTGTATCACCAGAAGTTGCACCGTAGGTGGAAGAAAGTGTTGCTGTAGTTTCTGCTAAGTAACTTTCGGTTAATCCAACAACTCTGGAAACTACTTTTACATCGAGAATTGAATCACTACTAGATGTATCTGTAGTTACTCCAGTAATAATACCTTTTATATGTCCAGTAAATGAATTTGTTCCTCCAGTAGCATTAGGAATTGTTAATCCAGAAACTGCTTGAATAACTCCATTTTCTAAATCTGCCCCTAAAGCACCTGGATCATTAGTAGCTAGTCCGAGTGTTTGGTCTGCCTTGTCGTCAATAACAGCAACCTTTAGAGTGTTTCCCCAGTCACCTGGAGTTTGTGCTGCAAAAACATATCCTGGTGTACCAGTAGTGCTCTCGTACTGTTCGTAATTTTTAATCTTGAGATTGGTAGTATTTGCAGATCCAACAACTACGTTTGCATTGATCAGGTCTGGATCATCAACTCTTACAACCTTTAAAACACCACCATAACTTAAGAATGTGGATGCAGATAGCCAGTATCCTTGCTGCCCATCAGTAGAAATTGGTTTGCCAAAAGTCTGGAGTAATTCAGACTCTGTACTAACTTGAATTACTTCTCCAACAGGTCCAATAGAAAAAGGACCAGCAATAGCTCCAATGTTATCAAGGACATTATCAGTTCTTCCAACAGTTAAATCAACTTCCCTGACGATAACGCCTGGAGATAATTGAGGGGTAGCCATGTTTTTCTCCGTTTTGTCTCAGTTTATCTGAAAATATTTATAAATTGAAGTATTTTCAAGTGATAAAACGATGCATGAACACTACCAATCGGGATAAACGTCTTTAATTCTAGATACTGAATCATATGGAATATTTTGTTTATCTTTTTTTTCTCTTCTATTATTAATAACTCTTTTTACAGTACACTGTTTACACTCATAAGCATATGATGATGAGTTATATTTATTTTTTCTTATACGATAAAATCCACTGATTAGATCCTTTATTTCTCCACAAGATCTACATTTTCTATCTGTTAGGTATAAATGTTCTAACTCAAAATGATCATCTACTTCCATTACATATACTCCCACATATGTGACATATCTCCATACTCATCTGTGTGCCATCTATCTCCATCAGCATCTATAAAAGTGTTATGATCATTTACTCCATCAACAATAAAACCAAATGGAGACATATCTTGCTCTACTTGATTTTTCTGTTCATCATATAATCTTTTTCTTATATCTTGATCTGTGAGTTCTTTAAAATAATCCTCATTAATTAACCAAGCATATATTACAAGACACATAACTAAGTCATCATTTTTTCCCTCCTCTGCTTCAAAAGAGTTTCCCTTTTGTATAAAGGTCGTTAACTCACTTACAATATCAAAGTCTTCAAATATTAATTTAGTATCTTCAATTAATGTTTTAAGATTGAAGCATCCAATTTTTTTAGTAGTCTTGGACATCTTCAATCCTAGTTGAACTTTCTTTCCAGAAAATCCTTGACCTAAGACTTGTCCTGCTCTACCTCTCATTGCACACATCAATAGATTAGAATACTCTAGATCATAAAATAATCCTGCAGCAACTTGATCTCCAATGTCATTTACCTCACATAAAATATATGCATTATTATATGATGTTGCAATCTCTTTAATTATCTGAGGGAAAAATATTGGTCTTAGTTGATTGTTTCTATACTTACCAACTACCTTATGTGGGTATTGAGAGACATCAATTACAATAAATGCAGAGTAGTCTTTTTCAATTCCTCTAGCAACGTCTACAGTAATTACGTAAGTGTGATCTTTTTGAGGTTCTTCATATAAATCAAATCCAGCATTAGAAGTTTTGGGATTATTAAAAGTCAAAGAATTTAATTTAGGTCCTGAAATAAGAGTATCAGCAGAACCTAGAAATTGACATTCAAACTCTTGTCTCCATTGTGCTTCTGAAGTGTTTGATATAGTTGTTTTTTTAAATTCTTCATCCCTACCAGGAATATCTGTCCAATGAACTTCTAATGGAACATATTCATTCTTTTTTGATTGAGCATCACTCCATAATCTATAGAAGTGATTCATTCCAAATGGAGTTGAAACTATAATAACTTTTGAAGATTTACCTGAAGTAATTGTGGGATAAACTGAACTAAAAAAGTTATCTGCAACTTGACTTGGAACGAATGCAAATTCGTCTAAAAAAATAATATTATATGTGCCACCACGAACAGATGATGCGGATGTAGATGCCGCAAATATCTTAGATCCATTTTCTAATTCTAACGATCCTTTATTCCAAGATAAAATACCTTGTTGTAACCATTTGGGTAAATTTTCATACCCAGTTTGTAATCTACTTAAAAGATCTCTTGCAGTATTAGCTTTGTTTGCTAGAATAGCAATATTAACATTATCATTAAATATGGCGTAATGTAGTAAGTATGATACTACAGTAGTTGATTTACCAGACTGTCTAGGTAACTTACAAATATTAAATCTACTTTCATGAAAACTCTCGATCATTTCCTGTTGGAAAGGATACATATTGAACGGTTGTAATCCGTGATCAAGAGTTACAATCTTAATGTACTTGGTAAAGTATACTGGATCTTCAGCACACTTTGCAAACTCTAAAATTTGTTCTTGTGTAAACTCAATTTTGGTATTCGCTTTTTTTAGAAGCGGATTACCGAGATAATATTCTTCACTCATAAATTAACATTTCCAACGACGACGGGCCTTACAAACGGGTTTATTAGGGGTTTTCTTACAATCAATATTGTGCATATCTTGTTGCCCTTTAGATCTAGCACAGAAAGACTTTCTACGCTTAGAATCCTTACTTCCCTTTTTTACTTTTCCAGTTACAGCAGTTTTTAATTTAGAACCAGGATTTTCACGACGATATGCTTTGACTGCATCACGACTCATACCATCAGTCTTATCCTTTTTATTGACTTTCTGCCAATCTTCGTTTTGCTGCTCCTTAGCATTTCTACGTTGTTGTGCTTCATAGGACTTTCTTTCAGCACGTTTTGCAGAAGTAGGTTTATTTCTACCAGTCTTTGGTTTTTCAGCAGGTTTGTCTACTTTTTGACCAACTTTCATTTTAACTTTTTCACGAGTTGGTGGTGCCTTAGCAGGATCATTTCCACTTCTAACTTCGTCTCTGAATTTCTTCAGAGACTTCTTAATCTCTGATTTTGATTTCTTTTCATACTCCAGAGATTTTCTTTCACGATCAAATGCTTTTCTATCTTCAACACGATCTTTCCTTACTTCTTTATCAGTCCTGTCATCTCCCTTTGCCTTTCTATTTTTTGATCTTGTATCAGCATTCATCAGACGAGATAACTTTGCCCGTGATCCAGGCTTGGTCATGTCAATTCCATGCTTTTTTGCTAATTCAGATCTTCTTGCATTTTCTTCTCTTTTATCTTCAGTAATTTCATACTCTTCTTTATTGAGAACAGTAAGTAAAGCCTCACCAGGTTTTACATCAGATGCCCTGAAGTACATTACTTTGCAACCAGGATAGATCTTTTGCATCTCATCAGTAACTTCCATCTTTGAAGGAAGTTTTACTTGAGGGAAGAATACCTTACTTGTATAACTCTTACCTCTCCAATAACTGACTACCATCAAAACATTACCCGTTCTGGTGTTGAGTCTCATTGCTTCAGTGACATTACCTTCAAGACATTGACATGGATCTTGTCCACAGACTGGACACAATTCCAATTCTTCTTTTCTAGTTTTTGTCTTTTTAACACAGTTTGGATATCTCTTTCCAAACATGGTCTTCATTCCTTTCTTCTCATAACCAGGCCAGCACTTTTCGCTGAGTTCAGATCTCCAATCAGAATACTCTTCTTTCTTAGTTTTATTACCCCAGTTCTTTGCACCTTTTTTACGGCACTTAACTAAAGCACCAGATGCATATGCAGAAGGCCATACGGAGTAACGTGCTTTTACCTTATGGTAACAAGCATCTTTTTCTCCTGCTGCTTCATCAAACTGTTCTTCAGTCATTAATTGCAATTCTTCATTTGTAACATAATCTGCTGCAGTATCAATATAATCTGCTGCTTTCGTAATTTTAGATTGAACCCAGGCTTTAAGATCTCCCTCACCTTTTTTACCCATTTTCTTTTCAAGTTTCTTAGCAGAATTTTTCATCGTTGCAAGTTGACGACGTGCCATTTCAAACTCATGATCTTTTTCATTGGATGATTCCTGAGTGACAATCTTTGCCTTACCCTTCCTATCTGCATCAGGATCTTCTCTACGCTTCTTAGCGGCACGTTTCTTGCGTTCATCCTTAGTCATCGCTGCGCGGTCGTCAGCGTCCCTACAGTAGGGTTTGGTGGTTTGTCCTGGTTGCTTAGCACATGGTTTACCGTCGTATTTACCACCAGTCTGAACCCAACCACCACCTTTAAACCAATCCTTTAAAGAGTAATCAGAATCTTTTGCAGATTTTCCATCACGTTTTTCTGAAATTACTGGAATTAAATCATCTACGGTAATTAAGTCAATAATCTCAGCAAACTTTTTACCATTTGCATCAAGAATATCTACAGACTCTCCTACACCACCGCCACCGCCGGCATCTCCTCCACCATTAGATCCACCGTTTCCATTACCACCATTAGATCCACCGTTTCCATTACCATTACCATTTTTTGATTCAGTATCCTCGGAATCCTCTTGATCTCTTGCTAGATATCCACCACGTCCAACATGCCATCCATTAGGAACTTTTTTACATTTTTTATCTTCATAACACCAGTAGTGTCCTTTCTTACAATTGTGTACTTTCCCATCAGTTTTTACTTCAGCAAGAATTTGATTCACAAGATTTAATTCTTCTGAACTTATTCTTGGTAAAGATACTCCTGCCTTTCTAGAAGCAGCCTTTCTCTCTCCTTCAGTAGAACCCTTCTGAGTAAGTTTATCAATCTTTTGTTTCCTCTTTGCTGATCTAACATCTGAAGAAGTGTGCTTAATTTCAAAACTTGATTCTTCTAACATTTCTATGATTAGACTTTATATCTTATTTATCAAAAACCAAGATTCTTTGATCTAACATAATCTAAATTGTAAGATGTATATGTAATTGGTATCTCTTCTTTTCCATATGGATGTTCTGATGGACTACAATACCTCCATCCTTCTCCCCATTTCTCAAACATATAAGAAAAATTTTCTAGATTAATGTGATCAAGTTTTGCTCTTAATTCTGGATCTGCTTTTCCTGTTTGACTTCCATGAGTATAATATTCATCTTTATTTCCAAGTCCATGATAGTAATTACTTTCAAGAGATAAAACTTTTTTAATTGGTCTATGCACAAATCTCATTATATAATCTGCATCTTCACAGTATGCGGGATAAAAATTTTCATCAAACAACCCATAATTTTTTATAACCCAATCTTTAATTAAATATAAATCCCAACTACCAACATTAAAGTCTCCAGGATTACCATGAACTAATCCAATCTCATCATCTTGAGCATGATTATACATTTCCTCTAAAAGTCCAAGACCAAATGAAACATCATCATTTACTATGATCCAGTAGGGAGCATTCATATAACATTTAATTATTAAATTCCACGCACCAGAAACTCCAATATTTCTGGGCATATGACACACTGTAATCTTATTAACAAATTTGTGATTAATTGATTTGAGTTTATCTAAATCATTATCAAGTTCTCCTTTACCATTATTATTAATAATTACAAATTCATCTACTGGATAATCAATACTCATTAAAAGTCTAGTTACCCAAAATGAACTATTAACAACTGCAGTTCCAATTACTGGTATGCTCATAAAGAACCTAACATATACTTCTCAGCCTTCTTGACCCTATCGTTAATACATGTCATATTATCTAATATGTTTTTATCTACAAGATCTGGATGTACCCACCAATCTTCATAAGATCTCCAATCATCTGGAGCAATATTATTCACTACTCTCACATATCCATAAGATTCTAGATACTTAATTGACTTCTCTTGTAAAGTTTTATTTGTATCTGTGTAATAATCGTGCTCAAATGTAATTACTCTAAACTTGTAAGCATCAAAAGGAATTGTTAATAATATTTGATATGTAATTTCTGGTGGATCACAATCTAATTGCAAATAATCAATTATACTTAAGAAATCTAATCCTGCTAAAAATTTATGATAGTCAATATAAAGAGCATTTTTTAATAGGCATGGATTTTTTCTATCTCTTGCAAATGCCTCAACAAAACTTTCTTCAATATCTAAAGATACCCCAGTCCAATCAAATTTAGTTTCTAGTAATGCAGTATTATTTCCATAAAAACTATTACCAGCACCAATCTCTAGATAAGTTCCGTTTTTCTTTCCATTTAACATAGAAAGAATAAACATATCTTGATATGATTCTGAGTAATTTGTTTCTATATTTTCTAGTCCAGGAAATTTAAATTGATATAAATTATATTTTTCTACTGAATATGTATCAAATGAGGATGAACTATGAGGACTTATCCTACTTAAATTACTAATACATAAATTTCTATACTCAAAATTAACCTCATCATTTTTTATCAATTCTTCTAAAGTTCTTCTAGAATCATCACATAGACCACACCACCAACTTGACACAGATTTTAAAAATGTGATTCCATAATATCCAGGATAATCTAATTCTGTTCTTAAACTTTCTGGATTTTTTTCTGAAACAGTTTCACCAATAGATGCAATCAAAAAACATTCATGCCATTCTTCAACTCTTTCATAATGTCTACCTAGATAAAAATATGCTTCTGGTCTAGTTGGGCAAGTTGATATAGCATGTTGTATTAAACCTTTCACAGTAAAATTTCTTGATCCTTGTCTTTCAAAACATAAAGCTGCTTTAATTAATGATTCATATTTTAGTAAAGTTTGATCTGCTCTTTCTGCTGCTCTAAGATAATATGAAACTGCAGAAGCTGTTTGTCCCATGTTATCATAACAAACCGCGATATTAAAATTTAATTCTGCGTTATTTGGATCAACAATATATTTTTTTACCAGATCAATAACATTAGTTTCCTTCATTTAACATCTCCTCAACTACTATTTCTGGAACCTTTAATAAGTATGCAACATTATCTTGGAAACCAAAGGTTACTAAAAATTCATCATCTTTCTTTACCATTCCAATAGAAAATTCTACATGACCAGACATAATAGAGAAATCATTTGAAAATTTAACAATATTCCAATTTTTATCCCATAAGATAAATCTATGTCGATATACAGCATCCTTTCTTCCAACTTCACTACTGAATAACCAAACTTCATGAGTTAAAGCAAGATAATGATCATTCCAAGAAATTACTTGAGATCCACCTCTAATATCTCTGGGTAAATTAATTGTATCTTTTAAATGAGTTGTTTCACATGACTCATCTTCTGGATTAACCCTAACAACTTCAGTTGGATTTGACCATTTAACATAGTGATATGGAAGATCCTCAATAGGCATCCAATTTTTTTCACAATAAGAATTTGGATCTTTTGGTGGTGGAATCCTAAATCTAGAGATTTCACTTACAGAGTTATCAGAAGCGTTAATTTCTGATAACTCCATACGCCCTTGTCCATTTGTGGTAGTATCTCTTCTTACACCACTAATGTATAGTTTTTTATCCCATGTAAATACTCTGGCATCTTCCAATCCAACAAAATCCCACATTGGTTCATAGGTATCAAATTTAGATGTATCTATTTTAGAAAATTTTGAAATTTGATAATTTTCATCTAATTCACAATACCAATTCCATGTTCTAAGATGCATATCTTGCTCTGGATGAACATATGTTAAAGGACCATATTGGTGTTGATATAGTTTTTGTTCTGAATGATAAAATGTATAGTTAACATGTCTTATATTAACTATTAGTTTTCCATCAGAATTAATACAAATTGATGGGTTCATCAATCCAGTACCAGAAGTAAGTTCTGCTGGCAATATTAAAGGATAAATGTCCCCACCATTTTCTAACGCTCTTTTTGAAAGAGAATGCAAATAATCCATGAGTATAAGATAATAATTTTTTTATTCAGTAACAGAGTCTACTTCCGCATTAGGATCTTTAAAGACTGCTACTCCCAATTCTATTTTTGATTCTACCCCAGCAAGTTGTCCTTGTAGAATTTCTTTCCAAAGATCTTCATTCAACTTACCTTCAGCATCTCTAGGTATTTTTACTTCTCTAGTATAGATAAATCCCTGAGAGTTTCTATAAGTAACAGTTGTATAATCATCTTCTGAGGTAAACTCACTTACAGAATAATTAACCGTACTCATTATTCAGAATCTCCCCCTACTAAATTATCTTCTACTAGACCTTCTCCTTCTTCTGGAAGTTTTACACCAGTTCCAGTTAAGTACTCATAGATTCCTTGTAGTTTTGTTGCCATCTCTCTTTTCATACCCAATTTATTATTCAGTTCCTGAATTTCTTTCATCAATTCTTCAGACTGAGTAATTACTGATTGTAAATGCTTCTGTTGTTCTGTCAATTGTGGTTGTTCTGTCATTTTCGTTCTCCTAATATGGAATAATGTACTTAATTATTTATGTCAGTTTGGCACTGGTGGAGTTACTTCATCAACTCCATCTTGCCATGGGAATCCACTGGTAATTTCTGTAGTTGGTTCTGTAACATCTGCAATTTCTTCAAGGATTTTTGATTCAATATGCTCTTTATAACTTAAATCGGAATTTACAACATTTTTAATCCATTCAAGAACTGTTTCTTCAGTTAAACTTTCATAAGATACAAAATTAGTTGGGTCAACTGTTGACAATTTAAAAGGAGTTGCTCCCGTAAATGTTCCAGATACCCCATCAGAATTTGTTCCAGTTAATGTCCAATGAGTTTGCACGATAGCATTTTCAATAGTTGGTGTACTTTTTCTAGCAATTCTTTCAATTTTCCAAGTATATGTTAGCGACATTTTATGCAAAGTAGAATATCTACATTATTTATTCAAGATTTTTTACTCTTTCTTCTAAAGAATCCATTCTTACTTTCATTTCTTGCATTGCTTTTACCATTACAGCAGTAACTCCATCAAACTCCAATGATTGTAGTGCATTTGGATCATCTTTTACACCTTCAACACTACTCGGTACAATTTCTTGAAGTTCATGTGCAATAAATCCTTCTCTTCTTATGCCATCATGTGCGCTTAATTGAGTAGTACTTCCATCTTCATTAGTTTTAGTAAAATTAGTCCATTCATACTCAATTGGTCTCAACTGCATAATTCTATCAATTGCACCATCAGTCAATGGAGTAACATTCTGCTTCAATCTATGGTCAGATATTCTTGCAATGTTTCCAATTAATGTCCAGTCAATCCATACTCTAGCATATGGGTTAGCCCATTCAATATTAAACCAGTTGGATCCACCACCACCTCTACCAGCCCTGGTTCTTGCCCCAACCCACATAATTTCATAGAACATGGATCTATTTCCTGGGTTCATATAGTAACTAGTATTATTCCAGTCATAGAAAATATATGCACGACAATCTCTTATATAAGTTTGATTCTGGTCAAAATAATTTGCATAAGCTCTAAAATAATTATAACCACCATCATTATTATAATTTAAATGTGTTGTCCCAGTAGGACCATTGATTTGAACCTCACCATTAAACTTTGCACAATCACCACCAGACCCAAAATCTGCATAATAACTAGTGTTATTACGATCATAAAATATATTTGCGTACATTGTCATTGTATTATCCCTCCGTTGCGTTCTCGTAGTACTTTAAACCTTTCAAATGCTGATAGGCTTGATCAACAATACTTAATTGACTTGTGGGATCAATAAAAAAGTTTAGATCAAAATCAGCAATATCTGTCGAAAGATTTCCATTGAATTCAACATCAGTTGGATTAATTGTAATTGCTCCTATAGGTTCTTTTCCAGAATCCCTTGCATCTTTAGTAGTATAAATTTCTATACTAATTCTACCAACATAACCTTTTTTCCAATATACCTCATGACCCTGTTGTTTTGGAGTAACTCCATCAGGTCTGGATGGATCTGGTGGTGCAGGAACATCATGAAGACGTTTTTCTGTAGTTACTTTTTTGATTACATGATATGCATTTGGTGCTACTAAACCTGTTGATGGAACTTCATATTCTCTTACCAGTGCCATTTTATTCTCCTAATCTTTTTTTAAGTTCTGCAACTTCTTCTTTAAGGCTATTTATTACTTTATTCTGTTCTTTTATTGCTTCAATGAATAGTCCAGCAAAATTACCATAATCCACACCATATTGATCAACATCCTCAGCATAAGTTACAACCTCTGGAACAACATCAACGACTTCTTGTGCGATAACACCAATTTCAGTTTTGCCATTATGTGGATCACTGTCGAGTCTATTTGTTTTTATAAAGGATACTCCTCGTAGATTTAGTACTTTATCTAATGCATTTTCAATAGTCTTAATATCTTTCTTAACGCGAGCATCTGATGCTGCTGTAATTGAACTTGTTGAGTAAATTGCTTTATTAACATAAAGTCCATAAGAACTTGATGTAGTAGAACCAACCATACCAACACAGTTGTTACCATGACTGTAGTAGAATGACCATCTTCCACCATCTTGATTATAGAATCCACCATTACCACTACCATCAAACATGACGTGAGGACGGTTTCCAGTATCAATACACATTCCATACCAACCATTCTTGGATCCACGAAGTCTCATTGATCCATAAGAAGATCTATCATTTGGACTTATGTGCCAACTATAGTCACCAGAATAGTATCCAGTACTGTTAGTATACATCCAAGTATACTTATAGGCGTAACTGCTTCCACCATTAATTCTAAATCTTACAGTGTCACTATTATAATCCTGCTTAAACGTAATTCCATTATAGTTTGGATACGCCGCCATAGTAACACCAGTATGATACTGGAGAACTAGGTCTGGATATGGGTTAGACCAACCACCAGACTCTTGGAATCCCCATCCATAAGGATAAGAACTTCTTCCAAGTCCACTATTAGAACCAGCGTAAGGTGAGTAATAAGTATTCGCCCGAACCTGATTCATTCTTGATGTATCACCAGGATTACTATAATATCCAGTATTATTGGAATCATAGTAACTTCCAGCATACATTGCTCCACCATTACCTTCATTGATATCAAGAACAGGAATGGTTCTCCAAGATCTTAGACTATTCCATGCACTTCTAAATCTCAGGTTTTGAATTGGACCACCACACATTTGCCAACCATACCAACGAGATGAAGTGGTATAGTGTAGTGTTTGAACACCAACCCAGTGAGACGTACCCGATGGTTGGTTTGCTGGATTGCTCCAAGAGTCAAAGAATCCACTACCCCAACTGAACACACTGTTCATGTTTGTGGTTCCCCATCCCATGGTTCCAACCCAATAGTTGGAGTCACTTGTTATATTTGGACGAGAATTCCCATACTTATAAGTATTTCCTAAATGAGCCTTGGTGTAATCTCTTGTATAATAACGGAGATAATTATCATTAGATCCATAGAATTTATTTGGTAATGTTCTATTTGAAGTTCCAGAGGTTGTGTTAATCCAACCCGCTTGAATATATCCACTACCATCAGTTCTTACAACTCTATTGGCAGAGTTATTTCTTCCAGTATGAAGTTGTAGACCATCCAGTAAATCTGCATCAAGTCCAGAACCAGATCCATCATTACCAGAGTGCCAGATCTTATACCAAGATGATGGAGAATTATTATTAATTAATCTATAATAGAAATCACTTGAAGAATAGAAACTTCCTGCAATCTGCATCTGATAATTATTACCAGTATTAGTATGCCTGCAGTTAATCATATTATACCAAGTACCACTTGGAGATCCGGTTGCATTGTAACGGTTATGGAATCCAGACTTCAGGAATGAGTTCCAATTACTTGGAGAATCAGTACCAGTTGAATTTTCACCGTAAATTATTCTAGAAGAATCAATTCCATCAATAACATCTGCATCTAAACCAGATCCAGATCCATCATTACCTGCAGTCCAGACTTTATGACTGCTGGATGTCAGATACATATTTCCACTATTATCAATATAAGCTACGTTAGTACCAGATCTTCTAAATCTTACAACTTCTGTAGAGTTTGCACCAGAAACAATGTAGAAACGATTTGAATGATATTCAATCTTACCTTGATCATTTCCTGTATTTCCAGTCCAAGTTTCATTTCCACTTTCATCAAAATACCAGTTTGGAGAATATCCATCAGGATTATAATGTCTTAGTGCCCATTGTCCTCCAGTATTTAAGAAACCAAACCATCCAGAACCATTTGAATGAATCCATCCTTCAGTGTTTCCATTAAATGTTCCACGGAATCTCAAGTTAGTGGATTGATTTTGAGTATTTCCAGTTAATTCCCAATATCCATCTGCACTTGAATACCAATGTGCTCCTGTTGCTTGGTTATAAAGACCTTCATTAGCGTTATAGTTACGGAACCAATTATCTGCATAAATTTCAGTACCACGAATATCTTTACCCGAGGAATTCCAAGTATAACCATCAAGATTATCTGCATCAAGTCCAGAACCAGATCCATCATTACCAGCGTGCCAAACAGTACTTCCTGAAACAGTTGGAGTTGAATTAAAGTTTACAACGCTGCTATTGTAAGGATAATGGAAGACTTCTGTTCTAGCACCATTATCAAGTCTA